AATACAATGGGGTCATTATCAAGAAACTGTTTAAGCGGTGATTATGGATTTATAGCTATTACAGGTAACAAGGCAGTAAAAAAAAGAGATCCAGACGGGTCTAGTTATCTACAATTAGGTGAAAATAAAATATATTATTGTGGTGCTGACAATAAAAGATCATTTGCAAAGATTAGAGGTATCACAATAGGCGGTTGGTATGCTGATGAAATATCTTTACATGATAAGGATTTTATAGAAACAGCCCTTGCAAGATCATTTGTAAGTTCAGATAGAATGAATATATGGACCCTGAATCCAGAAGTACCGACACATTTTATATATACTGATTATATTGACAAATACAGAGATTTAAAAACTAAGGGATATTGTTATTTTCACTTCTTAATGACAGATAATCCAGCTATTACAGACGATAGAGCAGTAGAGATAGCATCCCAATTCACAGGGATATTCTACAAGCGTTATGTGTTAGGGTTAAGAGTAAGAGCAGAAGGTGGTTGTTATCCTTCCTGGAATGATGATTTAATTATTGACCAGGTGAAACCAGAATGGGTTATAAATCTTGTAAATATAGGTATAGATATAGGTGGTAATAAGTCAGCTACATCATTCACAGCAACTGGATTCTTTTTTTTAAATGGTAGGTGGAATTTGGTTGTATTAGACGAAGATTACGATATTAAGAATAAATCAGTAGAATCGGTACTAGAGAACTACAGAAAATTTATATTTAAGATAAAAGCCAAATACCCCATAGCTGAGGTATATGTTGATTCTGCAGAACAATTAATACTCAAATCTATTAAAAACTTAGCACTTGCAAACGTAAGGGGATCACTTAAAAAGCCTATAGTAGATAGAATTAGATTCTTAGACCTAATGTTATCACAAGGTAGAGCTTGGTTTTTAAAAGATTGCCGACATACAACTGACGCTATTCAATCGGCTGTATGGGATTTAAAAAGCAGCAAAGAGGAACGGCTAGACGATGGAACTATGAATATAGATAGTTTAGATAGTTTGGAATATAGCTTCGAGAAGAGAATGAGAGATTTTGTATAGACATGATAGTATTTATAGTATAGACTGTACAAAGAGGTAGAGAAGATGAACGAATTACAAAGAGAATTATTAAAGATGGCTTTTGGTGTTGAGTTAAACACTAATACAACAAATATGATAGATAATAGCAAAGAGTCAAAAAGACATTTAATGGTAGGGGAATATTGTGTGATTAGAACTTATTCCGCAGGAGTTCACGCCGGAACTGTCGAAAGTGTAAACGGAACCGAGGTTATATTAAAAGATTCAAGACGTATTTATAGATGGGAGGGCGCTTTTACACTTAGCGAATTATCACAAAAAGGGATATCTGACGGTAAATTAGCTACTGTTTTACCATTATTAGTTTTAACCGAATCGGTTGAAATAATACCATGTTCTAAAAAAGCCACAAAACAGTTAAAGGAGTTTAAAGATTATGTTGTTTAAAAAAATTTTAAACAACGAAGACGGATACGGAAACGGATACGGATACAGAGACGGAAACGGAGCCGGATACGGATACGGAGACGGAGACGGAGACGGATACGGAAACGGAGACGGAGACGGAAACGGAGACGGATACGGATACGGAAACGGAAACGGAGACGGATACGGAGACGGATACGGAAACGGAGCCGGATACGGATACGGAAACGGATACGGAAACGGAGACGGATGATTAAAATTATAGCTCCCTGATTAGAGAGCTATAATTTTATATTTAAAAGAGGAAGTAAATGAAAACTAAACCAACATATCAAATAGTAATAAAAGAAACCCATAGTCGATAGAATTAGATTCCTTGACCTGATGTTATCACAGGGTAGAGCGTGGTTCTTAAAGCCTTGCCGACATACAACTGACGCTATTCAATCGGCTGTCTGGGATTTGAAGAGTTCTAAAGAGGAACGGCTAGACGATGGAACTATGAATATTGATAGTTTAGATAGCCTTGAATATAGCTTTGAAAAGAGAATGAGAGACTTTATCTAGACATGATAGTATTTATAGTATAGACTGTACAAAGAGGTAGTTATGAATAAAGAAGTGTGGAAAGACATAAGTGGGTATGAGCATATATATCAAGCATCTAATATGGGAAGGATTAAGAGTTTAGACAGACCAACTGTAACAGGTAAAATAAGAAAAGGGAAAATGATGAAGTTGACAAAGCAAAGGGGTAAATATGTTGTAACTTTGTCAAAAAATAATCAACAAGGTAATGGAAATGTGGGAAGGATAATCTATATAACATTTAAAGGGGCAATCCATGGATCAGAAAAAATTAGGTTTAAGGATGATAACCACGACAACTTAAAGTTAAGTAATTTATATTCCCAAACATTGGAAGATTTTGCACACGAGCCGAAAAATTTAGAGATTAAAAATAAAGCAGGGTTTAGAGGTGTTTTCCATAGAAATCATGTTGAAGCATCATTTACAGTAAACAACAAAAAGACACACATAGGACTATATAAAACTTTTGAAGAAGCTAAAAAAGCTTTAAAAGATTATCTTAAAGATAAAAATATAGATAGAGATGGGAGCATTTATCAACACAATAAATACGTATCTCAGTGTAGGATTAATGGCAAGTCAATAATTATAGGTATTTACGACAATCCTATAGTGGCAGCGAAAGCCTATGATAAATATGTTATGGAGAAAATAGGGGAAAAGGCTATAACAAATAAATTTTTAGGTTTATTAAAGGGTGTAATATGAAAACTAAACCAACATATCAAATAGTAATCAAGGAAGAACAGCGAAAAGAGATACAACGCTTATTCTTTGATTTAAGGCAATTAACAGAAAAGACAAATGGTGATATATTAATTGAAGCGCTGGAAAGTTTAAACAATAAGTATGAGGTGTAGGGAGATAATATGAAAGAATGGAGAGAGTTAAGCCACACAAGATGTATAAACGATAGAGCTTATTTTATAGCAGTAGAAATGTTGATAGGGGAATATTATAACGTTGTAAACGACACAGATCGCTTCACAGAGGACGAGGACATAGACGGTACACGAGATGAAGCGATTAAGAGATATGAAGTTTGGATAGGAGAATTAACGGGGCTTACATGCGAGAAAGCTTTGTCTTTATATAACAAAGAACAAAACGATATGGGAGATGCGTTTTTAAATATGTTGATAGACTCATATCAAAAAGAATTAAAAATAATAAAAGAAAACTTTAAGTTGGGTGTTAAAATCTCAGAAACCGCCCTTAAATATATAGATGAATATGGGGAGTTTAGAGAAGAGTGGGAATATACAGGGGATCAATTTAGCGAAGGGTTATTAGAAACCATTGAAGACGTATATAAGAAAAATATCTTTGTGTACGACGAAAACTATGAACACTTAATGGATGAAGATTGTAAGTGTATATTTAACGAGGGGAGATAATGGTATTTGAAGATGTAGTAGAGAAAGCAGTAGTAGAGAAAGACCGTTTTATTATGCAGATATATAAAGAATATTGTTTATCAAAAGGGCTTAATATTACTAAACTTGCTAAGAAAAAGAAGAGATTTAAAAAGACAGTTACTCAGGATCATACAGAAACGTACCACTATAAAAACAAGCCTATATTTAAATTACAATCACAGGTGAAGCAAGGCAATGACAATTCATTTAATATAGTATATAATTATGAAAAGATGTTTTAGGGGTTAATATGAGCGAAACAACATTGTCAACACAAGAGTACATAGAATTATGGAAGGTTATATATAGAGGTTATCCTGATTGGTTGAACTATCAGTATGCAACTTTAGCAGGGAGACTACAGAAACGAACTAGAAAGAGCTTCAAAGGTGCTAAAATGGTATGCACTGAATTGATTGGATTGATGTATAGCGAAAGACCAACGATGAAAGCAAGCTCAGACTTACAGGCTATTCTTGACCGGTCTGGATGGGATAGAAATATATCTGGATTCAGTGAGAAAACATTGGCTTTAGGTGGTGGAGCTTTTAAGATATTCACAAAAGATAATCTAATTTATATAGACTTTGTTAGTGCTGGAGACTTTTTCCCTGTATCATGGGATCAAAACGGAATATATGAGGCTGATTTTTTAGAGCGTAAAATATTCAATAAAAAGAAATATCTCAGAATAGAGAAGCACCGAAAAATAGAGGGTGGATATAATATATTAAATGAATACTACGAATTAGGGCAAGGCGGGCAACGTAATAAAACAACGGCTTATGCTTGCGGTTTAACAGTTGATCCAGAAGTACAGGCAAACGGGGTTAATATTATGACAGAAAACCCTTTGTTTAGTTATGTATATTTGCCCGAAGCTAATAATATTGAGGATGATGTTAGAACAGGAATCTCAGTATTTGCAAACTCTGTTGATACTCTTGAAGGGTTAGACATTGCTTTTGATGCTTTAAGAAGTGAAGTTGTTTTAGGCAGGAAGAGAATTATAGTCCCAGCTCAGGCAGTTAGACGAGTTGTAAATGATGAAGGTGTTCTTGTTAAATACTTTGACCCATCTGATGAAGTTTACCAAGCTTTTGAGGGGGACGATACAACAGCACTTAAAATTACAGACAATACGACAGAACTTAGAATTGATGATTTAAGAATGGCGGTTCAAACTTACCTTGATATTCTATCGATACAAATTGGATTTAGTGCAGGTTATTTAACTTTTGACGGTCAATCAGGAATGAAAACAGCAACTGAAATAGTATCAGAAAATAGTAAAACTCATAAAACAAGTGTTAATTTAAGCGAAGCTTTTAAGGATGCTATAGAAAGTATTGTCGAATCAATCCGAGCTATAGAGCCTATATATAATATATCAGTAGGAGAGTTTAGCTACACTTATCAAGATAATATAATAGAAGATAGAGCAACCAAAACAGCTTATTGGACTAATAGACTTAATCAGGGTACAGCAACACTTGAAGAAATGCTTATGAATGTTGACGGGTTAGACGAAGCAGGAGCAATCAAGCAGGCTAATATAATCAGGGTGGCAAATGCTACGGGAACTATTGACAATACTTTTGAGGTGGAATAGATGGATTTAATAACACTTTTTGGAATAACTACAACAGAAGAAATAATATATTATATGGAGAGGAATAGAATAAGAGCCTCTAATTGGTATAAAAAAATACTAAGGAATAAGAAGTTTAAATAAATGACAGTACAAGAAAGAATGTTTAAATTAGAAACCGACCTACTCGCCAACACTATAAAACACCTGTCAAAAGGTAATTTCGCAAGTGCTGAATGGGGAGCTAAACGGCTTGCTATGTTAGGGGTAGTAAATCAATCTAATTTAGATCTAGTCTTGAAAGCTGAGGGAGACATTACTCCGTTATTAAATGCAGAATTAACTAAGGCTCAAAAGGCTACTGCTACAGGTGTCAATAATTTAGTCAGTGCGGATCTATTATCAAAGAGCTTGCCATTATCGGCAAATCCTAGAATGACAGAAATACTAGGAGTTTATGAACGTCGAGCAATGGGAGATATATCCAAGACGACACCAACAATGATAAGGAGTTTATCACAGGAATATACCGGAGCAATAGCAAGAGCAACAGAGCAACAGATATTAGACATACAAGCAGGTAAACTATTATCAGGTGAGAGCATACAAACATCTATAGCCAAAACAGCAAAGACGTTTAGTAGGCAGGGGATTACTTCTCTTATAGATGTATCTGGTAAACATTGGGGTATTGAAGGATATAGCTCTTTGGTTGTGAGATCTAATACAAGGCAAGTATCAACACAAACACAGCTAGAGAAGTTTAACGAATACGATATAGATTTAGTAGAGATTAGTTCACATCTAGGAGCTAGACCACTATGTGAACCTTATCAGGGGCGAATCTATTCTAGGAGTGGAGATAGTAAAGTTTTTCCACCATTATCATCTACAAGCATGGGAGAAATAGCTGGTTTATTTGGCATTAATTGCGGTCACAGAATGTATCCATATGTAGAAGGTACTAAGCGAACTAACAATCCATATCCAAAAAAAGAAAATGCTAAAGTTTATAAAGAGAGTCAGGAGCAAAGGAAATTAGAACGAAGTGTAAGAACATCTAAAAGAAATATCCAGCTTTTAAATAATGCACCTGATAGCCTTGAGAAATCAAAAGAGTTGAGATTAAATAAAAGTAATTTGAAAATACAAAGATCAGAGTTAAAGAAGTTTACCCGTGATACAGGAAGAACACTAAGAGCAGACAGATTAAGAATATATTAAAGGGCGGTATATGAGCAAAAGCAAAGGAACGCTAAAAAAGGAAATATATTTATTGGCTAAAGAAAACCAACAACTTAAAAAGGATTTAATTTGTAGAAGCGATCTGTTTTTTAAGATCATAGAAGAAAACAAAGAATTAAAGAATAAAAAGGGGATTATATGACAAAAAGCCAAGAAAAAGAGACGGAGAACGTAACCGATTTTATAGCGTTAGAGTTATTAAGAATATTGAAGGGATCATATATGGGGTATAAAATAGAAATATGCTATGAAGAGAATGCAGAAGAACGATTTGTAAAATACGAATATGGCAAAGACGTAGAAATAAGATAAAAAGGGGAAATAATGGAAGAGAAACCAGCAGAAGAAACAGTAATTGAACCAGTAGTAGAGGGTAAGACATTTACCCAGGAAGATGTCAACGCTCTTATTTCAAGAGAATCAAAAAAGGCTATTGAGAAAGTATTAAAAGATTTAGGCGTTGAAAATGTAGACAATGCCAAGGATGGACTTGCAAAATTAAAAGAGTACCAGGACGGTCAAAAGACAGAGGTCGAGAAGTTACAGGCTAAAATTGGTGAGTATGAAACCAATCAGGGAACATCTAAAACAGAGCTAGAAACGGCAAATAATAAACTTGCAATGTTAGAAGCTGGAATTCCTATTGATAAAATAACCAGATATTCAAAACTGGTAAATAGTTCAGAGGGTGAAACACTAGCTGACCGTATCGCTTCTACACTTGAAGAGTTCCCAGTGACAACAGCCGAAATTGTTAAACCTGACATTGGAGGTCAAACAGGGGGCAAGGGTGGAAATGATGCAAATGCTGAAATGATGGCAGTTGCAAGAGCGGCAGCCGATAACGTTTAATGTTGACATATAACAATAATAGGAGTAATCTAAATAAGTCTTTCATCTGACTATCTCCTACACTTTGTCACCTTTCATCGGGTGGCATTTTTTGTTTATTGACAATATGGCAATCATATATTACAATTAGAGCAAGTATTAAGTTTATCTGAACTATAAACAGAAGGAAGTTACTATAACTATAAAATAGAGGTGTTAAAATCTTTATATTAATTAGTTAGGGACTTCTTTTTTTATGCCCTAACAGAAAAGGAGCATAAAATGGCTGCATCAATAGCAGGAGACAAAGCGGTAATACTACAAACCGTATTAGACGAGAAAATGTTGGAGGGTGCGATTTCTGGTTTTCTGGAAGCTAACGCATCTATGTATAAGTATACTGGTGGTAATACTATTCAGATCGCTGACATCGTAACAGAAGGATTAAAAGATTACGATAGATCTGCAGGGTTTGGAACAGCGGGAGCGGTAACTTTAACATTTAGCACGCACACTTTCGACAAGGACAGAGAGCAATCATTTTTATTGGATGCTATGGATGTTGATGAAACAAACTTCCTTGCAACCGCATCAAGTACAATGACAGTATTTCAAAAATCCCACGTTATCCCAGAAGTAGATTCTTATAGATTCTCAACAATCTATGCAAAAGCTAATGCCGCTGGTTATGTTGGTCAATATACGCCAGTTGTAGGTACTGTCTATGAACAACTACAATCAGATATTGCAACAGTTGAAAACGTTGTTGGTGATTCACAAGATCTTGTAATTTTAATGTCAACATTGACAGCAGGGATATTAAATAGATCAACTGATATATCAAAAAGTATTGACGTAATAGACTTTAAACAAGGTAACGTTTCAACTAAGGTTAAATCAATAGATGATATACCCATTATTAAAGTGCCAAGTGCAAGATTCAAAACTCTTTACACTTATGTGGCAGGAACAACAGGCGGATTCTCTGCAACAGCGGGATCATTAGGTATTAACTGGATAATTATGTCTAGAAAATCAGTTATTGCAATTTCAAAAACTGAAAAGATCAGAATCTTTAATCCTGATGTAAACCAGACAGCGGATGCTTACAAATTAGACTATAGAAAGTTCCATACTCTTTTTATACCTAAGAATAAATTAGCGGGTGTGTTTGTTTCATATACCCCAGCCGAAGCGGTAGCAAGTGCAGCAGTAACAATCTTAACAGGACATGACACTTTAACAGTTACATTGACCCAGGGTACATATAAAACAGCCGTAGCAATGACAGATTTTAGTTTTGCTGGAACTGATTCGGTAGCTCTTGCAGCAGGTACACTTGCTAGAACGTCTGACAGTGTAGTAACAATTACAATTGCAACTGGAAACACTGGGACAAACAATGTAATTACATTAAATGGAACTGGGCAAGAGTTACAAGCGACTGTAATTGCAGGTGTTACAACTACAGCGTAAGGAGCTTAAACAATGGATAAAGTAAAGTTTGCAATAATTCAACGTAAAGGCGTAACAATAACTAGAGAGCGGAAAGAACTTTCTAGTTATTTAGCAGACGGGTGGAAAGAGGTTACTCCAGAGGTTAAAAAGCCTGTAGTAAATAAAAAGAAAGAAGGGACTATAAAAAATGATAGTGACATTTGCCTACTATAACGACACTTACTTTGGTGCAACAATCGAAGAAACCGAGTTTAACAGATTAAATCTGAGGGCTGAGGATGATATTGATAATCTGAGTTCTAAAGATATAACTGATTTAGAGACATGGGAAGAAACACCAGTTAAGAAAGCTATATGTGCGCAAATTGAATATTATTTTTTTAATGGTGATACTTACAATGAGTCAGGAGCAGGAAGCGAGGGAATAGGTAAATATAATTATTCCCTTGGTTCTGCTAAAGATCCTTCAAGCTCAAATATTGTTTTATGTCCTAGGGCTAAGAATTATTTAGGTAAAACTAATCTTTTATATCGTGGCATAAATCAAAGAGCGTATTGTGAGTAGGCCTATACCAAGAAAACTATTAGTAGATACAGTCGAGTATTTTAAAGTGAGTGGTACAAATGCTTATGGAAAAGATACATTTGAAACAGCTGTAACTATCACGCATGTAAGAGTAGACAGCATTAAAAAGAATATCCTTAATAGTTTGGGTGATGCTCAAAACGATAAGGCTACATTGTTTTATGATGCTAAAAACTCTAGTCCTGTAGTAAGTTTTTCTAAACAAGACAAAATTGTATTTGACGGTTTAGATTATACAATACGGGAAATTGATATTCTGAAAGGTGATTCTGTAAATGTGCACCATTTAGAAATAGCGTTAGTATAATGAAACTTATCTTTGACGAGGCGAAAGTTAATACAAAGATTAGTAACCGGGTTCGTAAAGCTCAGTATTTATTAGATCAACAGGTTATTAAAGATAGTAATTTATATTGCCCGCAAGATACTGGAGATTTACAAGACAGTGCTTTAAAGCCACAGCCTTTAGGTACAGTCGTTTGGGATGTTGAGTATGCAAAAAGGCAATATTATGAAGATAACAATAAGTCAAAGGATTTAAACCCTAGGGCTAGCATGAAATGGTTTGAAGTTGCAAAAGCTGAAAATAAAAAGGAATGGTTGAAATTAGCAAATGGCGAATA